ATATAGACGTTTGCGATGTAAGCTAGCTTACGCTTTTGCTTACGGGCAATTTCTTTATCTGATTCGATGCCGCTGTTCCAATATCCGGAGTTTCGTTCACAAACGGGACAGGATTCGCCTAGAGTGGTCGGGCAATCCTCGATGAACCAACGACCGGTGGGTCCCTGGAATCCATGGTTGAATACTCGAACCCATGGAAGTTCATCCATTACATCCTTTCCATCAATCGACTTTACAGTTCGAGGGAGAAAGCGAATTACTGCCGTGCCGTTACCAGCTTTGTCGACTTCAAGCTTCCAGAAACGATCGTCACCATATGACTTTGATTCTGGGTTTACCATTTTCTCAAATTCATTTGAAATCTTTGAGAAATCTGTATTGCGCATTTTGCGTAGTTGTGCTAGATCCATATTTGTATTTCCTTAGTATTAACGTTGTATAAACGAAGTATATGCGCTGTCGTCATAATCTTCATAAGTGCCAAAGATATCACCGTCATCATCTTCAGCAAAGTTATTTATCACTCTCATTCCCTGCCCCGGAATGTTTCGGGAATGCTTGAGTGGACGGTTTTTCTTACGACGATCATTGAAAAAATCATCATCGTCGTTGTAATTCAGTTTTTGTTTCTTAGCCATGATTCAGCTCAGTTAGGGTCTCTTTGAATTGATTGTAAATTGTACTACACTTATCTTTGTCGAACTTGACAAATCTTCGGGATTTTTGGATCGTCTTAAAATACTCATGCCATAACATGATCATTGGTTCCCATTTTGTCAAGTAGTTTTCAAATTCTTGAATGATTACCATTGATTCTAACGTTATGTGCCCTCCTAAGTATAGTAACAAAAGTTCTGGGTCTCCGTTATCAATTGAGAGCATTGATTGGCCAGAGAGTTTCTTGTTCTCAAGACTAGAGAAGATTGTTGATAGGTCATTTCGAAACACCTGAGTCATCGACTGTTTACGCTTAATCCAAATATCGTAATATTCATGAGCATCACCGCTATAGATTTTATCCGGATTGCCATAAGCAAAGTTTGCGACATAGAATTGAATTAGATCCCGCTCATTGACAAATTTCTTAGCCAGTCGCTCAAATAGAACTCGATCTCTTCTTTTGTCATAATGTTCCCTGAGATATTTGGTTTTACCATTTGTCTCAAAGACATCATACTTTTCAGATTCAAAGCGGAGTTTTACTGCCATATACAACTTACATGCTCTGAAACCATCCATTTCAAATAACCATTAGAATCGAGTACCTTCACTCAACCAAGCTTCTTCCAGAACGGCGCTCGAATCATACCATCGAATGTGACAGTTCTTATTAGGGCAGTAGTAGGATTGCATCATCGAGTACCACATGATAGCGGAGTCTTCGTCGGTAAAGATAGGGCTGAACTCCATATCATTGTTTTCAGAATCGACCCAGACAAATTCGTTATCGGCTTTGGATGGACCAATGTTATAGTTAATGAGTTTTAGTTTCATAATTAGTCAAAAAGTAGAGTGGGAACTTTAGGAAGCATATTAAGCTCACGGAAATCGTTCTCAATTTTATCTTTCAGCGGTTTGTTGATAAACTTAGCAACATCAGTTGGCTCTAGTGAATTTTCTTCACAATAACGAAGAATCGCGTCAATATGACTCACCTTGTTTTCATTGGCTAGTTGCTCAATATGGAGAGAGAATTGTGTCGGAGTTTCAAACATGTTTTTTCATTTTTAATAGGTTAAGTTGCTTAGTCACAGAAGAATATTCTTTATACTTGTCTTTATAAAGCCGATTAATTGGATGGTCTTGTTCAACAGTTTCCATCTTTTCTGAGAACTCTCGGAGAAAATATGTGAACCATCGATCGAGAACAATAAGACGATTGGATAGTTCAGTTTGATTCATATAGATTTGTCACCTTAACCACGTCGCATACGTGCAACATCTACTGCTTCTTCTTGTGAGAAAATGGGAACCATCGATGACTTATGCATTACCGCGATGCCGAGAATCTTATCACCAGTATATACCTTATCATCACCCTTAGTAGCATTGCCACGAGTAGTTTCAACAGAAGGGAGATGCTTGGTACTCCGATCTTCTGGGACACCAAGATTATATTTCAGTGGTTTCTTTTTCTCGATTTTCACTTCTTTCTTTGATTCATACTTTTTCAGCATAGCCTCCCAATCAGATTGAAGCTGCCGTTGTTTGACGTTAGGCTTTTTCTTCTTGGAAGGCTTTTCAAAGATTCTAATCATACTCATAATCAATCTCTCACTGTGAATGATAATGATACTATATCACACCCTGCTAACATTGTAAAACGCTTTAATCACTCATCCTGATCTTTTGCTTGAGTCATCTTGATCTCTTGCATAGTCTTCTTAGCCTTACGTTTCATCTTGTTATGACGTTGCTCAAGACGCTTCATGACATCATCCGCCGCAAGCCAGATATCGCGTCCGTCAAGCATTGCATTAATCTCTTTGTCAGTAAGAAACCCATCATAGACGTCACGGAAAAGACCTTCAGACCAAGTGCGTTCAAAATTCATCTGGTCGTAAAGTTCTCCCCCTTTCCCCGCGGCTCCTGATGAATAGTTGTGACACATCCAAACACAATGATTGGAAAGTTCAACCATGTCAGCAGCAAGAGCAATAATTGTCGCAGCAGAGCAACATTGTCCTTCAACAGACACAATGATCGTTGCATCAGAGTCACCCATAGCTCGACCGAATTGAAGTGCTGTGAATAGATCGCCGCCGGGGCTGTTTACATAGATTTTGATTACATCTTCTTCACTTGCGTGACGAATCATATCAAAAACTGAAATGTATTCATCGGCTTCCTCTATTCGCCCAGTAAGGTAAAACTCATGAAAAGTTGACATCGGCTTACTGGCAAATAGCCTATTGCCGTTTTGTTTAACCTTGATAATCTCTTCTAGGTCAATATTGGAATTTTTAGTTTTTTTAGCAGTTGTAAAGTTTCGCATATTCTTCCCGTATTGTGATGAATTCTGGTAACCACTTTTTTACTTTCTGTTTAAACACTAGTGCCGTATTGCTTTCATCGCAACCCATAATGATCACTAGATCTTCTGCAAGGATGCCAACTCTTTCCCATGCCATAAATGAATATGCAGCCGTTTGGTGAAAGTATCCATGAATGTCATCAAGTGTTTTGACTCGTCCGGATGTTTTGAAATCAATGACAGATAGCTTACCCTCATACTTGGCAATCGCGTCCACTGTACCAGCAACCTGAAGTTTATCAGACCAAAGCCGTTGCTCAATGAAGTGGATATTGTCAATTTTATTCAGTTCTGGTATCATCGAATTCCAGACCATGGAATCAACCATATCTGGATTCACAGATTTGTTATTCAGATAGTCTTCACAGTATGAATGGATTTTGGTCCCTCGATTAGCGGCGCGCCGACTAATTCGATTGGCCTCTTCTTCACCAACACGCTTTCGCCATTCAAGAATATCAGATTTGGATCGAATACCAACAACTGAAGTGACAGATGGGTAGCGCCTGCCCGCTGGTGTTTCATAATAGCGACCAGACGTCTCATTGATTTGTGTTAGCTCGGGTAGCTCATGACGAATATGATTAAACATTAGAGACCAGCTCGCTCACACGCCAAAATGAACGATTTTACAAGTCCTGATCTAACAATATCCTGTGGATAAAATTTTACAATATCAAATTCTTCCATATCATCGGCAACTTTCATAAAATTACTAAGACCAGACACATCATGTTTGTTTGTGATGAGGTCATTTTGTTTAGTGTCACCGCAAAACACAATCTGTGTATTTTTACCACATCTTGATACAACGGACGCCAATTCATGCCACCCACTCGATTGAAATTCGTCAAAAATAATAATACAATTATCAAGGGTGATACCACGAATGAACGATGTTGTCATGAACTCGATGACACCTTTGGTCGTTAGAATATTATATGCGGTGCCATTTTCACATAGATCATCAACAATTTGCTTAAATGGAGTTGTATAAACGAGTGATTTCTCGTTTAGGTCCCCGGGTAGATGACCAATTTGTCTAGTTGGAACAGCCGATCGAACAAAGACAACTTTATTCTTCCGTTGAGCAAAGACTTCTTGCAGAGCAAGATAAGTTGCAACATAAGTCTTACCCGTACCAGCTGAACCACATGCAACAACATTCTGCCCTTGCATAAATGCCGCAAACATCTCTCGCTGGGCTTCTGTAATTGGTTCAACTTTCTTGACATTGAGATTGTCAATCTTCGCTTTGACTGGTTTGGCCTTACGTTTGCGAACACCAACCTCAATTGAATCAGCAATATCTACATCAAATCGTGACATTGAAAATGTTCCTATGAAAATGGCAAGTCGCCATGACTCTATTTAATTCGTCAGAATTGAACCGACGAATTATCTTTCAATGCTTTACCACCAGGAGTTCGTTCACTAATTTTGGCTAGAGTTTCTTTCCAACCAGAATCATGTTTAGTCACACCAAGACGAACCGGATCGCCCATACTTGGGGCTACTGTAATCCAAGATTCAATATGAGGGTTGTCTGCAAGATATTGTTCTTTCTGAGAGATTTTCATAATCTTTTCAAAAATCTCTCCGGTATCTTTATTTCGGAATTCGTATGTTGGCAAATTAGTCTCCTAGAATTTGATTGAGTGGATTTAGATGATTTTGACGAATGCGCCAGAGTTCTGTGGCTTGACACTGATGACCTTTCTGACCAAACTTATCAGACACACCGGAGGCATCCAGAAGCACCTGGAGAAGTTCGGGATTCTCGATGATATACATATCCCACAGATATGAATAGAGTCTCCTGACCTCATCTACATTAACCGGTTTTCGGCCCTTAGCCTGTCGCCAAGTTAGCCCGGTGGATCCATCTTCAAAAACTTTGCAAGCTTGATAGATCTCTTCGATTGACTTATTGCCATAGGTTTTTAGCCGTGCATAGAACGCTGAAAAGCGTTTGTCACCACGACTGGAGCATTCGAGATATGGGGCTTCACCATGTTTGATCATTTTCTATTTAACCCAATCAGGAACAGGACGATTTTTCCACTTCAGAATATGCTGCTTGGCACCAAGATAATAGGCGCGATATGATTCAACGGCGTAATTCTCGGTGGTTTTGGGCAGTTTGTACTCGTCGGGCATTGCCCGCCACGGTGGTGAGAATGGATGTGCAGTTGAAATTTTCTTGGGAAGTTGGCAAAGATATGGAATCAGCCGCTCGCATGCGTGATGCTTACCGTACCGATGTGTATATTCATCCATTAGACAGAGCCAAAGTTCCATCAGCCAAGTGTAATTCATTGCACATTGGCGAGCCCACTTAGCAGATGGATGATTGACATGGGTTGCTTTATAGACATTTTGTTGCATTTCTGGATCATCTAGCGTCCAAACTTGCTGTCGTCGCCCGGACTTTGATAGACCGATAGAATGTTTGCCATCAATGAGACGATGGGCCGTTGATAGCAGCTGGGCGTATTCCTTAATCTGGGAAACGACATGTCTATCAACGTGATACTCAGCACACATCTTTGGGTCAGAATGCAGATAGAAAATGTTCATATTAACAAGCAATCAGGTTGTAATAAACGGTCGTGCAGGGTCGAAGGTAAGTGTCAGATTTCCAATCATATTCGCCGGCATGATCGAAAATGCTAATGATTTTGA